CCACACAGAAGTACATCGAACGCCTGGCCCCGCCCGCCGCACGGCACACGCTTCAGGCTGGGCGCTGGGCTGGTCTGGGACCGGCTGGGGCAATCGAACAAGGCGCGGTGGGCACCATCCGTGGGCATACACCAGGCCCGACCGCGGAAGGGACGCGGGACTTTTATTACCCCTCCACCACGGACATTGCAGGGAAGGCCCTCACGTTCACGCCGCTCGAACTCTCGAAGCAGTACACGCGGGGCCGCATTCAACAGCGGATGCAGCAAGCCAAGCGCTCACACACAACAGAGTTGGTGAACAGCGCCGCTGACCACCTGGACCGGAACGGGCCACAGGTTCCCCATCCGGCGCTCGAAGAACTGCGCGATAAGCATCCCCAGACGTATCGGGCGCTGATGAAGGCCCACAACCGCCGGCGCACTGGCGCCGAAAAGGGCAGCACGCAGCAAATTTATAGAAAACGCCAGGAGCCTCGCATTCTACAATGAAGAAGGCGAACTAACCGTGCCCGTCAAAATGAAATGGGGAACCGGGTTCAAGTACGGGACAAGCTGGAAGTACGGGCATGGCACCAGTGAACCGTGGATACCGAGCGCTGGGGCTGCTCGCTTCACCATCGAATCCCTCACGGACTCAGCGGCGGATACCATCCGGGACTTCTCCTCGTTGTTGTTCATCGACAACCTCGGCGTCCTGCGAGCGAAGTACGGCAGCTATCCGAATCAGGTGTTCTATCTAATCTCCCCGAATCTCACGTCCTGGCGGGTGACGGTCAACGGGAGCACGGGCCTGATTACCGTACAGGACGGATTCACAGGCACTCCGGTCGGGCTCGAACTGGTCGATAATGCCGGCGTTATCTGGAAAGCCAGCATCAGCAATCTCGGCATCATCAGCTTGACTACGCAATTCGGCTTCACCATCGAAGGCTCAGCCATCCCCACCTATACCCCGGAGGTTCCATGACACCCCGCGCTGTGACGGTTAGCACAATGGTTTTGCTTGCCGCTGCGATGATCTTGGCTTTGTGGCTCGCCCCTGCAACCCCGCAAGTGACAAAAGAAGTGGTGATGACGGATACGGGGCAGACGTTGAGCAACAAAACATTGATTGCGCCGATCATCGCCACCATTCTCAATACGGGGACGCTGACGCTGCCGACTGCGACCGATACGATGGTGGCCCGTGCGACCACAGACACCCTGAGCAACAAGAGCCTCAACCTCTCCAGCAACACGCTCAGTGGTACGCTCACCCAATTCAACACGGCGCTCTCTGACGACAATTTTGTGAGTTTGACCGGCACCGAAACCCTCACCAACAAAACTCTCACGTCTCCATCGATGTCGAACCCCACAATCACCGGCACGGCAGTGATGGCTGCGGCCTCCTTGACTGGTGCCTTGAGTTCCACCAAAACCTGTGTCACGGGCTATACAAGACTCAGCCCCAACTATTGCGCGAAGAACGATGTGACGGCCACGAGCTGGACGGACGGCGTGGCCTGTACCAGTCGGGTGATTGGCTCCGGTGGCTTGGCAGTCGGGACCAAGGTGCATTTGCGGGTTGTGTGGCAAGGCTTATCGAACAACGCCACGGGGAGCCGGACCAATGATGTGACGCTGTTTAGTGATGTCGGCTGCGCGACACCGAGAAGTACGTCGAACTACACGCTCAGGGAATTTGCCGCTGTCAGCGCGGGCACGGTGATCGGGCAAACCGAGTCGATTGTGGTGGCCGATATTCTAAATGCGGTGGATACGGTTTACGCCACACAGACGAACGCCGGCGGGAACGGGAACGCCGATATTCTCAATGCGACGATTGTAGGGTATTTTGATTGAGGCGGTTCAGCCCGTATCGGGCAATCAGCAAGGCATCGGCCCGGTTGACGTGTTTTTTGAGATGCAGCGGGGCTAACGGATAGAGCTGCTGCGCGGCGGTCAGAGCAAACTGCTTGTCCTTCTTCAACAACCCAAACTCCCTTTTCCACTCTGCCGGTCGGACCAGCGTCAAGGGAATGTTGAGGCTCGCCAGCACCCCACGGATGGCCCCTACGGAATCGCCCAAGGAAAAGGCGATCGATTGCGCGTCTCGCGGCATGGAGCTGACGTTTTCCATGTAGGCCACGAAGGTAGCCATCGAACCAATCCCTTCCAACATTATCCAGTACAGTGCCGCCGGATTGACCTGAAACTTGATCTTCGCTTTGCCGGCGCCGTTCGGCATAATCGGCATGTCGTAGAAGTTCCGAAAGCGGCCATCATCGAACAGGACGGCCACGGCGCCGTAGAGGCCGGGATCAATCCCAAGGATATAGGTCATGGATGTCGTCTCCTCGCAGCTTCTAGCTTGTTGGTGTAGGCCCGATGCTCGCCGCACAAGCGATCTCCCGGCACGGCCACGTTTTCACAGGGGTTGAACAGCGACCGAAACTCGCACAGTTTCCGCTCCGGCTCCAACCATTCCCGCCACCAGTCCTTTTTGATAAACCGCTCAGGATCTCGCGGATGCGGACGAAACGCCCCATCGTTGGTCGGCTGCTTGTAGAGGTTCGCGTAGATCGCCGCTGCCCTGACGCACAAGAGTTGATCGTCCGGTGAGAGCTTGGAGAAATGCTGATACGCCGCTTGCTTCCCAACCTTGCGGCCGGTCCGCGCCGGGTAGAGTTTCCAAAAGGACTCATACAGATCCGAATAGACCACGCGGGGCATGGTCGCTGTCCTTACTTCCCCTGCTTCGCCAGGGCTTTCAATTTGTCGGCATAGTCACTGTAGACATCCTGCTTCAATTCTTCTGGAGTGTTGTGGTACGCCTTATTGGCTGCGTCTACCGTCAGCGCCGCCTTGATCTTAGCGCGGTAGGGCTCTGATGGATCGCGTGGTTCTGGGGCCGGAGCATCGCTGCCTTGCTGGGTGGAGTCCGAAATGGAAGCGGATGCAGCGCCGTCCTCCGGCTTGTCCTCTTCGACCTTCAATTCTTCGAGCGCTAGGTGCTTCAAATTGCGGAAGGGCTCCCCACCTTTCGGATTCGGTTTCTCTTCGTAGCTGAATTGACAGCGGCGGTGGAGAAACTTGAGCGGGTCCGGCTCTAACGCTGGAGGAAAGTCATACGCGCCGAGCGTGATGCCCGCCCCATCAGTCAGTTTGAACGTCAACCGATGCGGCGTTTTCTTTTTGCCGTCCTTGGGACCGTAGCCGACCAGCTCCCCGACATAGTATTCGTCCGGTTTGGTGTCGGCTTGCAGAGTCGGAGTCCCGGCGACCCCCTCAATGACTTCCAGGTCAATCACGGGGGCTTCATCGTGTGTCATCACCCCTGACAACTCAAAGGGGAATGCTTTGCGAAGGGCCTGGGCCTCACTACATTTTCCGAGCTGATTGAACCCCATATCAACCCATCTCCCCATCAGCTCCTTCGTTTTCGGATGCCGTTGGGCAAACTCGTTCCACCTAGCTTCGCCTACAAACGCACACCGTTCTCCATCGACCATCTTATATACCGTCACCGTGGCTTTTTCTGGATGGTCCGGTTCATTCGGGTTCACGTCAAAGACAGGCTTTTCGCTGCCGGCGTACTTGCCTGTCCGGTCTGCGGCCAGCCGGTAGCCGTCGATGCCGGTCTGGATGCCCATGACGTAGGTATCCGCTTTGCTGTCCCATCGCTTGATCGCGTAAATCTGCTTAATGAAGGGGTCCAGGCCGGTCCGCTTGCAGGTATACATGAACAACAGAAACTCGTCGCCGGTGAGTCCTTTGGCAACGGTGCGCTTTAACAGTTCGACTTGCGCTTTGGTCCAGCGCGGGGTCAGGGCACGTTTGGCTTCAAGGGCTGTGCTCATGGTTCCTCCTCTTTAGTTTGGAAATTCGCGTACTCGCAGATCCAGCGGCCATTCAGAGGGATCGCCGCCTTTGGAGTGCCGATTCAACCGATAGCTATGCTGATCCAACCATCGTGTTCCTCCGTCATGTGCCCATCTACTTCCTAACTGCTTCACAAATACAGGCACCTTCGCGGCCTGGCATTGCTGAACCGCTGACCGAATCCACGCCACGTCACAAGGCCGCGCCTTCGGCCCAGACTCGCCGCCGACGATGAGCCAGTCGATACGAGGGAATGAAGGATCGTGTTCATGAAAGGGATCAAGCCAACAGCGATTATGTTGAAACTGAACCAGCCCCAGCGCGGGCTCATAACTCACAAACCGCACGGCGGCTGGTGTCTGGAGGAGCAGCGGAATCCGCTCATCGGCCGTCGCTTGATCTTCCACTGAGACGCCGAGCCAGACATTTTTCAAGAACCCGCCAGTAAGACACATTGCTATAGGGAATTTAAGAGAAGGATTAACGAGTAGATCGAGCATCCTCTTTGGCCGTTTAGTCAAGACCTGGAACTCGCATTGTTGTGCCCACGCCATACAGATAAACACCTTCGCAATCCATTCCATGGGAATCTGCTCGTGAAACAAATCCGTCATGTCACACACGAACACCTTGCGTGGATTCTTCCAGTGTAACGGCTGCTCCAGAATCTTCTCGTCCAGCCGAAACGTGTCCGCGCCGGGCTTGTAGGCCGGTCCGCCCCAGCGGACATTCAGGCGTTCGGCATAGCAGTTGCGACACCCCTCTGAGACGTGGGTGCAGTGCCAGCGGCCTTTAGTCCCGCGAATGGGATTCCAGGTCGCGTCGGTCCATTCAATCGTGGTCTTGCTCATCAGCGCACCTTATGGTCGTCAATTTCTTTGGCCCAGGCAGCTTTCAGCTCCGATGGCATGGTTCCGTTCAGTCTCGGCCTGGGGAACGGCACCTTAAACGGACGCGGGAGGGGCTCGGCAATAACGATGCCGCACTGTTGACAAAACCCCTGCTCGTTCATCGCAACCTGAATTTCAGGACGGCCAGGGCGTTTTGGAAATAGGCCCAATGGCGCGAGTCGGGTTTCACGACCACGGGGTTTACCTTGCACGCCCTTGTAACCTGGAAAATGATGAGCACATGCCGTACCTCGGAGCGCGTCATGCGATCATAGGCTTCGAGTTGAAAGTGATAGCGCTCGTCAATCGATTCGGCAAATTTCCAGTCGGCAATGATTGTGCTCTTTCTCGTCTCTTGGCAGAGCGCTCCGTCGATGGTCCCACCATAGCCGTACTTTTCACTCAGCCAGGTGACTTCCGAATCGATCTGCACGCAGCCCGTGGCGCGAAGATGATTCAAGAGCGCTTGCACGCGGGGGTTGCCGCTGGTGTCGCCCCCAGCCTTAAAACAGCGGTGCATCTCTTCATGGCAACGCTGGCCTTCGGCCAGATCCTCGGCGTCGATCCATTGCATGCCGCCAGGAAAGAGCAGGTCCAGTACGGCGCCGGTGGCGACAAAAAACCGATCGTCATGCCAGTACCCGCGAATACCCTTATGCTCGCCTGGCGTTATCACGTTTCAGAATCCTCTCTAGTTTCTCCCCGCTGATTGGGCGGATGCCGAGCTTGCTCATCCGCCGAGCGTGCCGCGATCCAAAGCGGCGGTGCCCGGCGGCAGTGGAGCGGAATTGCTTGAACTTCATCCGCTCACCGCTTGGCTGGGCACATCGTACAGTTCGAGCGCCGGCGTCAATCCAGACTTCGCGGCACTCATCGCTCGCGCCGTGTCCAGCACCCATACAGTGTCAGGGAGTTCCTGAAGCACGGCGTGCTCGGAGCGATAAATCTTCTGCTCATATTTCTGACAGTAGGCGGGCAGTTTGGTGACGCGCCAGTTCTTCACCAGGCGCATGGTGATGGTGGGACCTCCGTCGCTTTTTACGCTCGTTTGAGGGCTGGCAATGATCTTGGGTGGGGCGACGCTTTCAGGATCTTTTCCTTTGTCAATCGCCTCCTGCACTTTGGTTTCATGCTTCTGATTCTCGAGGTCTTGCCGTTCCTTGGCCTTCTGCTGTTGGTCCATGAACCATCGGCCCGTGCCCTGCTTGACGCGGACCTCCTCCGACATCAGGGGCTCTAAAACCTTTTCTTCCTTGCTGCGGACGGCGTTCAGTGCTTGGCGGATGGGCTTCTTGAGACTTTCAAAAAACTCCTCAACCTTCTTCCGGCGAACCACGAGCTGGCCGATCCATTGCATTCCTACTTCGTAGTCCTCTTGCGTCTTAATCTGTTTGGGCGCGGCACCAATCACGGCAATCACGCGCTGCGCGGCATCTTGTTCGCTGGTGATGGGAGTATTCAGGTCCATAGCTTCTCCTTTATGGTTTTCCAGAGCCGATAGAGCGCAGCTCGGAAGCGGTGGGGTTTTGTGAGTTGCATGCCTTCGTAGTAGATGCACGCGGGGCAGACCGGAGGAGTGTGGGTGTCCGGCGGCACCCGAAAGGCGTACCAACATGTCTCACACTGATACGAGAGCAGTCCTACGCGCCGTACAGACATGGAAAGAGCTCACGATAGTCTTGTTCCGGCCAGCCGTAGTGCTCCGGCTCCAGCGGGGTCGGTGCCGGCAGAACTGGCTCGAACATCTCTGGGGCTGTCTGTGTTGGGTATAATTTTAAGGGCAGTGCTGGCTGCGGTGCGGCGTTGTAGGTGGCGAGCATCAACAACACCATGATCCAGAGGGCCGCGAACGCGAGATAGAACATTAGGGATCGCATAGCGGACTCCTTTGCTACGCCTGGCTGGGAACGTGCCCGCTCAAGACCCGTTCCCGTCCCAGGATCGTCGAGGGCGAACTGTGCGGCTGCGTGCGCGGCCGAGTCGTGCGGAACACTGTTCCTGTTATCCACGAGTGATGGCATCGTTCGCTCCCCGTCGATGCGTTTACGCGACACGCCAGACCCGCACAGAGCCGTTGCGCTGCTTCTTCATGCTGATCGTGATGCCGTAGACTCGTTTGGCAAGACCATGAATCGGGCCACGCGGGACTCTGCGCTTCGGGATTAGGAAACTCTCTCCAATTTTCATGGTCCTGAAGGGGTACAGATCACGATTGCCTTTCAGCCGTGACGGGGGCGGGATGTGACGTGCGACTTTGAACATGCAGGCGATTCTAGCCAGGCTGCAATTTCTTGTCAAGTAGTCAAGTCGATTAAGTATTAACCCGTTATCTTTTAACTCGTATGTAATACCAGATGTATCATTTCTACCACGTGGCAGACACAATCGCGGCATATTTACAACACCAGGAAAGAGGCGGCTCGAATGAAATCATGCAGTTGCAGAGCGCATGGTTCTTGCATGATACCGGGAGTATCACGGCGGAAAGGGGGTGATTACATGGAACAGAACAACGGGAAGCTCGGAGTCGTCAAGGGTCCGTTCCGGTCGCGCATGTTCGTCTATCAATGGTGCGGGCGAACCGAATGCGATGTGGTGTGTACGCGGTGTGAGACTATCGTGCTCGATCCCTCGAAGGGATGCCAACACTGCCAGGTGAAGGAAGAAAAACAGCGGGCGCATCTGCTCTCCTTCCTTGAATCCCGAAAGATGCTTTCTCTGCTGATCGTCGGGTGTCTCGCGCTGGCGGGCTGCACAGCCACACTGCACACGAAAGACTGCGCGGCGGAAATCCATTATTTCCCGGGTCAAGAGCAGTCGATTGAAGCAGGCGATTGTCGGTTGTCAGTTGACTAGCACAACTAGGGGGAGTCTCTTACAGGCTTCACCGAATCGGGCTACGAAAAGAAAGGGGGTGAGCGGATGCTGCTCTATAAGGATATTGTGACCGGCAAGATTCGTCGCACGTTTGGGACGCCAGTTGGCATTGAACGTGCGGGGCCGCTTGGGGCCTGGTGCCTTCGCGTCACCAATCGTTCGTCGGTGTTGTGGATTCCTGAATACTTACTCTTCGGGGCGTCAAGGGCCTGGTTTAACACATTCAAAGCTCAGAAAGGGGGTGAGGTCGGATGAGTGCGTACATTGTTGAGGATAAAACAATCAATCGGTTTCTGTCATATCTCAGTCAGGATTCTGAAGCCGATTGGACACGGCGGCGTATTCAAGAGCTAACCGCGATCAACCCGCGGATTGACCCAGGACTCCTGGGTGCTCGGTGTTTCTACCTGAACTGTCTCTCGGTCGACGCACGATATGGGGAAGGACAGGCCAAGGAATTTCGCACGCTCGATTATCACTTTCAATTCGAGCTGGCAACCAAGATGCAAGCGCTGAAGTCGTTGTGGTGTTGGTTGTGCCAGTGCGGCGAGGGCGATGTTCCCGCAAGCCCGTTATTCCAGATCCTGGACGATTATGCGCACAGGCTCGCCTATAGTGTAGTGTTCGTCATGCCGGAATATCAGCGAGCGGAGTGGGGTTGATTCTCACTATCTGAGAAAGGGGGAACCATGCGAATTGCGAAAGAACGGCTCGAACGGTTTTTGACCCAACAGTTTGCGACTGAAGGGGACACCATTGAAGGCGCACGGGTGGCCGTCCAGCAAGCCTTGGACGATGTGAAAGAGTCGATGCGCTTGGAGTCGGAGGAACCCGAAGAAATGCGCGATTTCTACGCCGGGGCCGCGCTGTGCGGGCTTCTTATGGGGGGTTGGGCTAGTAGTGAAGCGTGGCGCCCCGCGGTGTCCCGCGCGTGGGACTATGCCGAGGGAATGATGGCGGAGCGAAAACGGAGAAAGGGGGCGCGTGATGCAGTTAACTCCACAACTCCTGAAAGAGTTTAGGGCGCATTTTGGCTTCACGCAACGGAGTCTCGCGTACAAGCTCGGGGTGTGGCGGAACACGGTCAATCGGTGGGAAATGGGGGTCAACCCCATTCCCCGCTGGTTGGCGAGCGTGTTGTTTCTGGATCGGACGGTCAAGCGGGTGAAGCGCCCAAAGCGGCGATGTCCGAAGAAAGGGGGGCGCGATGTATCAGTTTGATCGCAAAGCCGAGGCGGTCGAGTGGGCGAGGTTATTGGCGGTCCACACCGCATGTCCCGTGCTCGTTATGTTTAACGCGCTGACGAACCGGTACACGGCAGGACTTCGAACGTCCATCGGCGTCCGGCAAGCTGGGGCGCATATAGCGACTGTGCATCGGTCGGGCCTAGTGGAAGAGGGCCATTGTCTGAAAGGAAACTGGATGCAGCATCGGCTGCTCCGCAATCGCTGTCTGTGCGAATGACTTGACACAGCTCCGGCCAGGGGCGTACCCTGCCCCTTGAGCCGATCGGGTGCGAGACTGCAAAGGTCCGCCGGTGTGTCGAAGGGCGTCACAAGAGTCCAGACTTGTGGCGCCTTTCGTGTTTTTGGTATCCTGCCCCATGACCGGACGCCAGCTCTACTATTACCGCACCGAAATCGAACAACTCTCCCGGCCTCGCTTCGCCCGGCTGCTGAGTGTGACGGACCGGCAGGTCGAACACTACGAACACGGTCGCACCCCGATTCCCGACGCGATCCCCTGGCTGCTCTGCCGCCTGCCCGCCCCGCGCCGGCGCACCAAATATCCCGCCGGCCCGCGCAAGCGGGCGCTGTTTACTCCGTGGCGGGGCCCCCGCCCCACTCCGTGGGTGCTCGCCGTCTCCGGGGACGAAACCCGCCGCATCTCTACGTAGTTCCCCCAACCCCACTAACCTGTGGATAACTTTCTTTTTCAGGCCCTCCGCCCGCTCCTATCAAGCGTTTTGTTATCCACATACGTAGTTTCCCTACTTGACAGGCCTTTACAAAAGGTTCTTCCCTGACCCATCTCCCAAAGGCAAGTCAAGCTCCAATCGGGTCTCTACCCCTTCGATACGCGGTCTCCTACCCCAAGGCAACGGTCCGAACCATGTCCGAGTGTCCGACTGTCCGATTGTCCTTCCTTTCTATAGACTATTCTTCCTACACCATACAGAAGAGAGAACAGCCTTTCCTGGATTCAGACTCAGAGTGAAGAGGGGAAGGGGAAAAGAGAAGGGGGGTTAGCTGGTGGTCTTATACCTCCTCCCTCGCGTTGCAGTTTGGGTGTTTCCCACCGTTCACACGGTCCGGCCTTTTTCTTTTTTTTCCTTTTTTCTTTTTCTGACATTAGAAGAGGCGAGTGAAAAGAAAAAAAATGGCGGTGAACCGACGATGCTGAACATTTTATCCTTGGGAGCCGGCGTCCAATCCTCCACGGTGTTGTTGTTATCGTGCCGGGGAGAGCTACCCAAGCTCGACGCGGCCATCTTTGCCGACACGCAATGGGAGCCGAAAGCGGTCTACCAATGGTTGGATGAGGTATTGGAGCCGGAAGCTAAGCGTGGTGGAATTCCATTGTATCGGGTGACCAAGGGGAACATTCGGGCGGATGCGCTGCGGTCACGCACGCGGGTGGATGAATATAAGCGGATAGAGGGCGGGCGCTGGGCTTCGATGCCACTGTACACGAAATTGACCGAGCAAGAGTCAGAAGGGCAAATTCGACGGCAATGCACCAAGGAATACAAAATTGACCCCATCGGCAAGAAGATCCGTGAACTCTGGGGAGAGGCGCCGCGCACCACAGGCTGTGTCAGCCAATGGATGGGGATTTCCGGGGATGAACTCCGGCGCGTCCGCACCTCTCGAAACTATTGGATCATGTTTTATTATCCCCTGATTTTTGCGTTCGACCGGCCGTGGCATCGGCATGATTGTCAGAATTGGCTGAAGAAGGCCGGCTACCCTGACGCCCCGCGTTCCGCCTGTTTGGGCTGTCCGTATCACACCAACGACGAGTGGCGCGACATCCAACGCCGCCCCGAAGAATGGCAGGACGTGATGGAGTTCGATGCCAGCATTCGGCATATCGCCGGTCTGACCGCCGATGCCTATCTCCACCGTTCCTGCCAGCCGCTCACGCAGATTGATTTCCGCTCTCCAGAAGAGAAAGGCCAACAGAACTGGCTGGAGGAATGTGAGGGCATGTGCGGGGTGTAGAAATCATGTCTGAGAAGCGGCACAAGCGACGCTATCGGGCGCGGGTGTTGACGGAGACGGTGACGGTGCATCTCACGGCGTTGCAGGTGGCGTTTCTCGAAGAGACGGCGCGGAAGATGGAGATTTCGGTGGGGGCGGTGTGTAGTGAAGTGGTGTGGGGGTGGGTGGCGGACCGGCGGGGGGAGCGGCGGGAGCGGGAGCAAGCGGAGGCGGCCTATCCCACGGCGAGTGCGTTGGCGGATGTCGAGGATCTCTAACCAAGGATGAACAATGATGCTCTATACCTTGCTAATGGGGGTGCTTCTGATAGGGGAAGCGGTACTTGCCTTTGTCGCTAAAGACCCTTGGCTGCGAGGGTTTGCGGTCGGTGGAACAGTCTGTGTTTTAATGGTCTGGGTGCATACCATCATTCGTTATAGGACACGTCTCTAATGAAACAGCCGGATCGCTTTGAGCGGATGATCGAACGGGTATTTATGAAATCTGCGCGGGGGACTTTGTGCATCTGGAGCAACCGTCAGTCGGCGAAGCGCCTTTTGACCACTCAATACCGCGCTCTGCGGCGGGTGGTGAAACGACAGCCACTCAAGTTGAATCCCACTATTGCAGTAGAGAATTGGGGAAAAGGCTATAACGAAGCCTGCATCGACATCCTCGCCATGTTCGACCGATGGAGGAAATCATGACACCGTTTGAAGAAAAGTTACGACACCAACTCACCGCCGCCCAGGCACGGATCAAGGAGTTGGAGGTCACCGCTTCTGACCGGACTATCAGCGATGGGTTCGGGTCAACCTGGCTGAAATGTGGTCGGCCATCAGGGTGTAGGATGCAAGTGGTTCGACCTGGCAAGGTTCAATGTGACTGTGAATATGAGAACGAAAAGGAGACGCAGCCATGAACCACGACGCACTACGACAACGATGCGAAGAAGCGGCGCTGAAATGTCTTAAACTGCTGGGCGGGTATGATGACACCAAGGCGATGCACGTCGCAGCGCTCAATGGCTTTACCTATATCATCCAGGAACTTGTGAATGCGCTGGAGAAGGAGCGGGAGAACCAACCATGAAGCCGCCTATTTACACTGAAGATGGTGAATACGTCCTTACCGCTGACTATGAAAGCCTCTGTGCGGAACTGTTAGCTGAGATCGACCGCCTGCGAGTAGAAATTGAGCAGACTAAGGCTCAAATTAGGGCTCTTGAGGACGAACGGGAGACGCAGCCGTGAAGTGGACAACGAAACAGCCAACGAAAATAGGGTGGTGGTGGTATCGGCGCGCAGATTTGCTACATCCAAACGTGGGTGTTGTCCAGATTGTACGAGTTCGTGGCAAGAGAGAGTTGCACATCTCGTTATTGTCTCGCTGGGGTCGCCTGAGTCAGTATCGAGGAGAATGGGCTGGTCCAATTCTGCCACCGCGCGAATGAGGTCAATGAGGTTGAACGCACGGGGCGACTGAACCGTAAACTCTTTCACACACTAGAACTTGACCATATCTTCGAGCAATGGTCCGCCGTCAAAGCCGCCTGTTGGAGGACGCCATGATCTACGCGCTGGTTTGCTTGTTACTGCTTGCCGCATGTGACGACCGAAGCGTGGTGGCATATCGGATCATCTCAACTTTTAGTGGGAAGAACAGTGAAACCATCAAATGCGGATACTCCTATGAGATCCGGGATGGGAGTGGAGTTCCCCATGTAGTGGAGACGAAACTCTGGGCACCACGGGATGATGGAAAGTGCTATGCCGAGGATGCGCCGTATTGAGAGGGAGGACGCCATGACCGCGCTCTACATCCTTATTGGTCTATTTATCATTTGGGGCATCATCGCCTATGGTTTTGCACAGGATTGATATGAGCGGTCACATCCACAAGGCTATTCTTCGCCACAAGAACTGGAATAAACTTGAACACTAGCGTTATGGAGGACGCCATGAGTGACGCGACAAAGAACCCGTGGAGAATGGACGCCTATTATTACAGCTTTACTCCAACCGGCGTCGAGGCAGTTGATCGTCTCCTTAACGCCATCGCATGGGCCGGAAAAGCGTATCACTCAACAGACTCATGGGGCGAAACTATCGAACCGTATCCACACTGCGAGGGAAAGACCTGTATCGAATGGATGCAGAACGCCGCGAATCGTGCAGCACGGGAATTTCAGGTCCTCGACCAAGCGCGTGAGGCGTTGGAGGCGGTGGCGCAAGAACAGTCAAATGGATACAACATAGATACACTCCTTGAGGATATTAAAGAGGATATTAAACCACTAATTATTCGACACGGCGGACACCAAAATGTGTATGCAATCAATGCCGTGTTGGAAGGCAGAAAGAAAGCCAAAGCTGCGCTGGTGGCGATGAAGGGAAAAGGATGAAGAACACCGACCTGCCCGGCCATCAGCTATTGCGCCAAAAAGGGGCGCAAGCCCTTCAGGCGACGATTCACAAGATGCAAAAGAGCGGTAAGAGCATCAGCGAAATCGCGTCGGAGCTGAAACTGGCGAAGGGGCATGCGGTGCATTACTTGTACGGGCGTCGGGGGAAAAAGATGCTCCGCAAGTTCTGCGATGAAACGACGATTGATTGCATATTAGTGATTTCCGAAGGGTTGGAGCTGCTGCGGAACGAGATGGCGCAGTTGAAAGTGAAAAGTTACCTCGGGGAAGCGGGCATGACGGTGCCGGACTACGGAAGTCTGCTGCGCTCTATGCAGAAAACACTCGAAATTTACCAGCTCATTCAGAAAAAAGGCACGCAAGGGCTGTCGCCGGTGCCGGACGAGCGGGAAGATCCCCGGTTATTGGAAGTCCGGCGCAAAGTGGAGGAGATTTTCGACGGGGCGGCGGAAGACACGGATGTGGTGACGGAGCTGAACCCCGATGAGCCGAGGCATCGGCCCACATGAAAGAAGGCGACCGCTATCTGGCCCGCTTTAAGCAGAACATTCCAGAGTTGATTCTGGAAACGGGGTGGTTTCTCACCCGCGATGAGGACCAGCCCGATCAGCCGCCGCGTCCCCTGCCCGATAAACCCTATCTCCGGTATTTGTTGCGAGAATACACGAAATACCGGCGCGTGTTGGTCCCGAAAAGCCGGCAGATTCTCGTCACCTGGAGCTGGGTGGCCTACGCGCTCGCGCTGTGTCTCCTCCGTCAGCATCTCCTTATTATCTATCAGACCAAACGCGAAGAGGATTCGGTGGGCTTTATGAACCGGGTCCATTTTATGTATCGGCACTTCCCCGACTGGCTGCGCGACACACGGCCGGCGGTGCTGGACAATACCTCCAAGATTGAGTTTCCGAAAACGGATAATCGCTTTTGGGGGATTCCGCAAGGCGCCGACATCATCCGGTCGAATACCGTGTCCCTCTTCCTCGCGGATGAAGTCAATTTTCAGCCGAACGCCAAAGCGTCCCTCCGAGCGGCGATGCCGTCCGTGGGCAGAAACGGCCAGGCGATCTGGGCCTCCAGCGCCGCCGCTGGCGGGCTGATGATTAACCTGATTCATGCGGACTGGTGATGAAGTCATATTATGAACAATCTGGGATCACGATTTATCATGGTGACTGTCGTGAGGTTGCACCTTGTGTGTCTGCCCAGACAGTAATTACCGATCCTGTATGGCCTAACTCTAAAGGCGGACTTATTGGGCAAGATCGAGCCTATGAGTTGTTTGTCGAAATGATTGGCTGTCTCTCGCCAGTCGTTGATAGAGTTGCCGTCCATTTATCCTGTGACTCTGACCCACTGTTTCTTTTCCCATTGAAGTACCGCTTTGAATTTTTCCGCGTTGTCTGGCTAGAGATGGCGAGACCCAATTATGTAGGCCGACTTCTGAATGGGAGTGACGTTGCCTATCTCTGGGGTGTTGTTCCGCGATCTGTCCCTGGTCAACATATCATTCCCGGTAAAACTATCTGCACGTCATCCAATGGAAAGGAGACGAGCCATCCATGTCCACGCAAATATAGTCATGTCCAATGGCTGGTAAAATGGTGGAGTGAGCAAACCGATACTATCCTTGACCCTTTTATGGGTTCTGGAACGACATTACTAGCGGCCAAGAATCTTGGACGCAAGGCTGTCGGCATTGAGATTGAAGAAAAGTTTTGTGAGGTTGCCGCCAAACGATTGACACAAGAAGTGTTGCCGCTATGAGCGAGCCCAACAGTGAACAGATGCGCGAAGTCTACGATTTTCTCAACGACCACTTGGCCCCGCCGCAATTCATCCTCTTCTATCGGGGCGCGGGCGACCATGTGCATGTGTTGACGAACCAAGAGCAGGAGGACGTGGTGCGCCTCTGCCAAATCGTCGTTCAAGGGGAGATTACGTGGAAGCGGAGTTTTCCAGCCAAGCCAACGGGGTCTTGTTAAATGCAGCCGGGCGAGAGCAAGGCACAGATTGGCGATCCCCTGCCGCACGTCATTCGTCGGCTGTCGGACAACGCACCCTATCGAGTGTTGTATTGCTCATGTTGTCAGACACTTTTTAAGCAACTCGTGACGGACAACGTGGCCCGGGAACAAGAACAAACACGCGACTCATTATGGTAAGCGATCACGTTCCAGGATTTTTGGAACCAGAGGAGGAGCCGTTTCGGCACCCGGATAAACTCTGCCCGGCCTGCCGGCGTGTCCTTTTCTATGGGGCGTTTGACACGAATCAATGGTCCAGTGACGGCTACTATACCTACTGCAAGGATTGCCGCGCGCAAAAGGCGAAAGAGAAAGCCAAGCCACCGCCGACGCTCGATACCGTCCCGACGCCCGCTGCCGACCCGCAAACGCCACTCAGTAAAATCCCGCCCGGCATCCTGAACGGCATTCGCACGCCAGAGACCGTTGAGCAACCGATGGAGGGCGTGTGGTCTTGGAACACGCCGAAAGGCTGGCGCGTGGTGGCTGTTCATTATACAGCCGATCCTGACAAGCGCCCTGGCACAAAAAGCGGGGATGACTGGATCAAACTGAAAAAAGCAGACTCGTCCGAGCGTGATTGGAAGCGGGAATATGAACTCGACCACACGATTTCGGAAGGCGAGCCGTTCTATGCGACATTCAACCGGCGAGTGCATGTGCAGCGGTGCGTGTATGACCCCACGCGGCCCCTGCTACGCGGCTGGGACTTCGGCCGCGCCCATCCCGCCGTGGTGATCGGGCAACTGGACGACAAAGCCAAGCTCAGGATTCTCTTTTCTCAGATTTACACTAATCTGACGATTTTCCAGCTCGCGCCGATTGTGCTGGCTGAAACCGCGATGCGGTTTCCCGATGCCAAGGTGCGGGACTACGGCGATCCAGCGGGCTCCCAAGAGACGGACAAGGGGGCGACCACCATGATTCTCCTCCAGCACTTCAAAATCACCCTGAACTATCGCTTCAGTTGGATTGAAGAAGGCACCAAAATGATCGACCAGAAGCTCCGCGTGCAGGAAGATGGGCTCCCAGGGCTGTTGATTGATCCCGAAAACAATGACGAACTCATTGAGGGCTTTGAGAGCGGGTATTTGCTGGATACTGGCGCCAGTGGGAAGGATAAAGAGGGACGGCTGAAAAATTCTCCTAAGAAAGACGGCTGGTTCGATCATGTGCTCGACGCGCTGCGGTACATGGTCGTCAATCTGTTCACGATGTTGCCCGATGCCGAGTCGGAGCAGGACAAAGCTTGGGAGAAAATCGGGCTTTGGCGAACGAATGAGCAGCACGCGGCCCGGAAAGCCGATCAAGAACCATTGGAGGAATTCAGCGCGTGAAACTCTTTCAAGTAATCAAGGAAGGTGAGCATTTTGGAGGGATTTTCAACTATTGCCCCGGTAATTCCGTTGTCAGCTTCTACATCCTTTTGCCTAGACACTGTTACGTTGCGGTTTATCGTGTCAAAAACTATTTTAGCACAAAGCCTGGAAGAAAGTGGACAGTCAATGGGTACGTCGAACGCTTCTCAAACGCGAACCGCTACTCACTCGATGTGGTGAGTTTCTGTTTTGTCTATGTTAGGTGGTTTGGTCAAGCATCAAGATCCACGTCGGCCAGCTAGAAGTGAGGAACACCGACCAATGAGTTACCCTTGCCGGCAGTGTGGGGCCTGTTGTCACTTGCAGGACATTGCGCCGGCGCTCCTCCAGGCGCTTGGGTTTAAGACCAAGGAGGATGGCACCTGTCAGCACTTGGCGGGGACCACCTGCTCGACTTATGAGACGCGGCCTTGGATCTGCCGGATTCCTGACTCGCGCTACGAGCAAAACGCCGTGAGGTGTAACGTCATGTTGGCCGGCCTGGGACGCACGGATTTCATTACGCTTGAGGAGATTGCCCGTGCGCGTCAAAATTCACGTTGATGTGGACGCCGTGAAGCCGGTGGTGCCTGGTAATCGGTGCATCACAGTCTGTGCGATGGACGGCACGATTCTGGAGCGCGGGGAGCGTGTGGAATTGACTGGCCGCTGGGTGCTGCGGCAATACAGAAATCCCGTCCCGTGTGGGGCGAGCGTAGTCCTGTATCCGAGTGATGAACATGCAACCTGGGAGATGCCACGATGATCTTCAAACGAGAAATTGAAGAAGGCTATAAGATCCCAACTGGTTACGGCGTGGCGTACTGGCAGTGGAACCGCCGTGCGGCGGTTTGCTATCCGGTGCCTATGAACTGGATCATCAAATGGGCGCGTGATGTGTGGTTCTTCTTGATTTCACCGACGCCGGCAGGCCGTGACAGGATTTATTGGCTGGGTTGGCATGATGGCCGGAAGCGTGCGTTTCAGAGCGGCTACGAAGGCGGCTATGAGCGCGGCTGTCTCGATCAGTTTCATGCCATCAATGAATGGATCAAAGTGAAAGGATGGCGGAACGATGTGGACCTTTCTCAAGTCGAAGGGATGCCTCTTGTGCGCAGAGAAAGACCGGCGCCTAGAGGATCTGGCCCAGCACATTCAGAGTCTCAAGAGTCAGCTCGCCCATAGTCGGGAGCGCGAAGAAAAAGCCGTTGATGGGCTGCTTGACCGAAAAGGTGAGGCGTCGATCACGCCCTCGCCGAAGTTCACGGCGAAGGATTCTGAGTCGGCTTATAAGGATGTGTTCGGCATCTTTAAGGATGAGTACGATGACGGGTCTGGGAACGTAGTGGAAGTCGATCAGTTGACGATGATGAAGCTCCCGCAAGCGCCCACCAGTTGACAAGGTTTTCCACTGTATGATAAATGGCTTCCGCTGTCACTTTGCCATGATGGGAAGGATGCAACAATCTTTCAGGGCACCGACCACATGCGCGAATGACCAAAAAGTTCACCGACGAGGAACTAGTCAGTGAAGTTCAACAAGAATTGAACCGCTCTCGGTATCTCCGCTTCGCCTTCGAGCGTGATTGGTACGGCAACCTCCTCTTCCGGCAAGGCCATCAGTGGATCGTCTGGGATGAAACCGGCCGGCGCTTCCGTCAAAAGAAACTAAAACCGTGGATTCCCCAGCCCGTCAGCAATCGGTACGCCTCGGTGCTTGGTGCGCTCGAAGCGTTGTTGCTGCGCGTGGAGCCGGTGATGCAATGGCGCTCGGCGGATCAAAACAACGAAACGCTGAAGTCTGTGGCGGAAACCTCCACGCAGCTCCTCGACCGGATTAAAGAGCAAACCTACTTTCAATTCTTCAGGCAAACCCTCGCGTCCTGGTTGACCTACAGCGGTAACGCCTATCTGGTCAACTATTACGATGAGGCAGGCGGTATTCCGATCAACGTCCCGTTATACAAATGTAAGCAGTGCGAAGCCGTGGATCTGCCGACTGGCTTTCAGGATGGCTGTGCGAAGTGCGGGCACCGGGAGTACGGATATGATGTTGATCCCGCAACGGGTGTGCCGCGAGAAATGAGTTTTACCGGCGGGTCCATTCGGAGTGAAGTCGGGACACCCTTTGAAGTGTTCTACGATTTCAGCGTGACGGAGTGGCATCGACAACCGTATGTCTTTCGCGTGAAGGACCGCTCGCTTGACTATTTCAGGCGGTATGGAGCGCGGGGGGCGAAGGTCCAGCACGGCGGCGCCTCCACCTTGGGGGAGTTTTATTCCAGCGCCCTTGCGTATATGGCGAGCGGCCCTGGCATCAATCCGGCCGCTGGGCAAGTGGTCCGGCGCGAAGGCAACGCCGAGATTTCCTATTATCGTCGGCCAGACGACCGCTATCCCGATGGATTGTTTGCGATCATCGGCGGCGATCAGTTGTTAGTGAAAGAAGAGAGCCTACCGAAAGACCACAAGGGCGAGCGGTTCATCCCTGTCACGCAATTCCTGTTCGATCCGATCCCAGGCTCCGCTGTTGGAAAGACCGTGGCGAGCGATCTTCGGCCGAAGCAGAAGCAGCGCAATGAGCTGGAGTCCTTGATCCAACTCATTACAATGCGGATGGCAAACCCGGTCTGGATCATCCCTTACGGAACCGATGTGGAAGGCTTCAGCGGACAACCGGGGGCAGTGCTCAAGGCGATTCAACTGGCGCCGAACGTGAACAGTAACCCGCAACGGCTACCCGGTGAAAACGTCCCATCCTCAGTCATGGCCTGGCTCGACAAAATCGATCAAGACATGGAAGAAATTGCCTGCCTCACGGGCGATCAGGCGATTCCATGTCTTGACGGCCAAATGCGCACGATGCGGCAGTTGTCGGATGAATACCCGAATGGTGGCGTCTGGGTCTACGGATTTGACACTCAACAGATGCGTGTCGTCCCGACAAAAGTGAGAAAGGCGTGGCGAACAGCGATCAAATCGTGTGTACGTGTTCAATTCAAAGAGGGCACAAGCATCGACTGCACGACAGACCATCTGTTTTTGACGTGGGATCGTGGTTATATTCGTGCTGACGAATTGCGCCATGACGACTCGATTGTCCCACTCATTCTCCACTCATCGAAGTTCGGCTACCTCTCTGTCGCACAGCCAGTTGACCGGCGTGACGACCCTGTGCATCGCATGGTTGCTTACGCGCTCCTTGGTCTTAAGCGAGGTCAGTCAAAGTTAGACGTTCACCACAAAAACGGCGATGTGCAGGATAATGACCCGGACAACCTCGAGGTACTGACACGCCGTGAGCACATTCTGCGGCTCCCTCCGGAAAAGCGATCAAAACTTCGTCATCCCTGGACGCCAGAGAGCAAGGCCAAGCTATCAGCTTCGCTCAAACTCCGGTGGCAATCGTGGTCTACTGGCCAGCGCCAGCATCATGTTGCACGTATGGTGAGAGGCGTCTGCAAACATCCAGATGCCGTTAAGAAATGGACGGGTCGGTTAAACCATCGTGTACTGTCGGTTGTGGCTATCGGGAGCTGCGAGGTGTTTGATTTGCAGACGGATAGCCATAACTTTGGAACGGCCGCCGGCGTGTTCGTTCACAATTCGGTCTTTGAAGTGCTGAAGGGCCAAGCCCCGACCGGCATTACCGCGGGCTATGCCTTACGGTTATTGACCGAGCGCGGGCAGTCCCGGTGGGGGCCGCTCTTTCAGCGTTGGGAAAACGGGTTTGTGATGTGGGCGACTCAAGTGACGGCGTTTGCCAAGGAATGGATGCCTGCCGATCAGATTCTTGAACTGCTGGGCGATCATGCCGATTGGGAAGTGCGGAAGTTCAAAGAAGAATCGACGGCCGGCTTAAATCTCCGCGTCGAAGCCGGCTCGAATCGTCCGCAATCGGCGCTGACCGAGCAGGCGATGGTCGATCAGTTCATTTCTCAGGGCATCATCGACCACACTGACCCGAACAACAAGGCCGAAATCCTCCGCACGGCCGGCCTGAGCAAATACGATCAGTTGAGCGATTGGGATATGAAGGACGCGGCCCGCGAGGAGGAAGCCTTTTACAAAATCGCGCTGGAATACAATCTTGGGCAGTTCGTGCAAGCCGCCGAACAGGCCGTACAGGCTGGCAACCCAGAGGCGATGCAGCTCCAACAGGAAGCCCAAATGTTGGCGCAGAGCGGGGTGCGCTTTCGAGAAACCGTGGACAACCATCAGATCCACCTGTGGGCGCACAAGCGCTTTGCGAAAACGGATCGGTTTTTCAAACTCTCAGCGGAGTGGCAAGCGGTATGGCTCAAACATTCCGAGCAGCATGCGATGCGGCTGATGCAAGAGGCCCAGCAAACCGCCATGATGAGTGCGGCGGCGCCGATGAAACCGAACCCGTCGATGAACGGCAAACCGCCAGCGAAGCAGCCGGAGAATCTTGCGGCGACCCCAGATGGCGGGCACATTGCGAATCCGGCGAGTATGGGAGCCGCTGCGTAGCAGACAACGGCCATGCCGTTTCAAAGTTACGCTCAAATGTCGTATCTAAAACACAACGAGCCGGAAGTCTATCGGCGCTGGGCTCGGAAGTATGGGGAACCGCATGATGTGCCGCTCAAGAAAAAGTCGTCACCGATTCGAGAGCGGATGCAGAAAGGCCGGCGGTGAATGGGCCGATTCTCTCGCGCATGATACAGGGGTTGCGCCGTCCACGAACGATCACGGAGCTGTCGGTGCCCTATCAACAAGATCCAATGTGGTTTCCGCCGCCGCACCATCCTGACGAGTGGCCGATGGTAGGTCAATCGATGCTGCGTCACCGGATGCGCCAGTGGAACCCGAATCGAGAACGATGGATGTGAACGTATGCCCGGCGTGGATTCAAGAGTTGATCCGTCTAGTCGAGCGGACGGCGCCGCGTGAATTTGTCGGGCAAGTGGAAGTGAACATTTTTCAAGGTGGGGTGTCGAATGTCAATTTGAAGCAGTCGTATAAGAAAACGAAGTAGCGGTTCTCGGATACTCAGACGCACTGAAGCCGGGAAGGGGGAGACAACCCTTCTCGGCTTTATTATTGGCCGTCTCAGACGGCGCGAGTCACCCGCACTCGTCCTTGCGGGGTTGCGGTCGCCGGCCGTTTCCGGCGTTTCGGTCATCGGCCGTCTCCGATGGAAGGGGGCTTTATGCCAGATGAACCCAATGCAAATGGTCAACCCGATCCGAACGCGACAGATCCGTCTGCGCCAGGGAAAGAACCGGCGCCTCCAGCGAAACCGCCGGAGCAAACCGTTCCGCTCGCAACCCATGTGGCGGAACGCCGGCAGTTACAAGGGCGCATCGCGTCCTTGGAGTCTCATATCCGTAACCTAGAGGCCAAGGGGCAAGAACCTCAGAAGCCAGCAAGTCAATCCGAAGAGGATGAGCTGGTGGATAAGTGGCATGCCCGGCTGCGGCTCAAAGAGCCGTTGAGCGTGGTGCAAGCGCTTCGCCTTGAGGTCGATGAGATGAAGAAGCAGGTGGCGCTAGGCCAACAGGCGCACGCCACCATTACGGCCCAAACCTCACGGGCGATGGATAAGGCGGAGAAGATCGCGGACGAATCGATTGATAAAGACCTGGAGCGGGTGGGGTTCACGAAAGAGTCATGGACGGGGTTCGTCGCTTCACAGATGACCGACGATGATGTGGCGGAAGTGTTTGCGAATCCATCCGCCATGCACGACATCGTGAAGCGCTGCAAGAAACTTTACGAACCACAGATCAATCTCGCCAAAGCAAACGAAGCCAACCGGCTCAAATCGCTGCCGAAGCAGCCGGGGCCAGGGGGTACGCCTCCGGGTCCGCCGCAAGAGGAGCGGCTGAAGGTGGGGAAACCGTTACATGCCCGCGCCTTCAATCGGCTGCAAGACACGATGAAGGTTGGTCAAGGAGGATAACCTATGCCAGCTTTAGAGTCTCAATCAACAGCGGTCAATGCCTTTAACGAAGTCCTGAAAATCGACTACGAAAAAGGCATTATCGACTCGCTGAACGACGAGCAACCGTTGCTCGCGCAGATCGAGAAGGACAGTGATTCTTGGACAGGACAGAAGGTGGTCTTCCCGACCCGGCTGAAGAGGAACTTTTCCGCAGCGGCCACCACGGAAGGCTACAAGTACCACACCCCGGGCAAACAGCAATACAAGGATTGGGAAATCCCGGCGAAGTTCGCGCACGGCTCAATCCGGCTGACGGCCCAGGTCATCAATGCGTCCCTGAAATCGAAGGGCGCCTTTGCTCGCGCACTCGGCTCCGAAATCGATGGGCTCGTCGAGGATATGGCGAACTACCGAGGCCGGGCGGTGTGGGGGTTTGGGAAAGGCGTGCTCTGTATGGTCAACGGCGATCCGGGCACGACCACGACCATCACGGTCGATAACGCGCACGGGGTTGCCGGAGAAGCCCAAAACGGAGCGCGGTTTATTCAGGAAGGCATGTATATCGCCTTCATCAACCCCGGCACGGGCGCGATCCGCGCCGGCGGGGCCCGCACGGTGGACACGATTGCCGCGAACGGGCAATCGTTCACCATCACGGCGGCGTGCGATGCGGCTGTGGCGGATGACGATTATATCGTCATTGCGATGGAGTCTGGGACCACGGATGTCAACGAGACGACCTATGATCGTGAAGTCATGGGGATGCTCGGCATGGTCGATGGGACTACGTATGTCAGTACGTTGCACGCCATCGATCGG